GGCACGGTGAATGGTGTCACGCCGCCAGCGGTGCAGCACCTGACTGCCGAAGTCACCGCAGACAGCGGGGAGTATCAGGTACTGGCCCGCTGGGACACGCCGAAGGTGGTGAAGGGCGTGAGTTTCATGCTTCGCCTGACCGTGGCCGCGGATGACGGCAGTGAGCGGCTGGTCAGCACGGCCCGGACGGCGGAAACCACATACCGCTTCAGGCAACTGGCGCTGGGGAACTACAGGCTGACAGTCCGGGCGGTAAATGCCCGGGGGCAGCAGGGAGACCCTGCGTCGGTATCGTTCCGGATTGCCGCACCGACAGCGCCGTCGCGGATTGAGCTGACGCCGGGCTATTTTCAGATCACCGCCACGCCGCATCTTGCGGTTTATGACCCGACGGTACAGTTTGAGTTCTGGTTCTCGGAAAAGCGGATTACCGATATCAGGCAGGTTGAAACCACAGCCCGCTACCTTGGCACGGGGATGTACTGGATAGCCGCCAGTATCAATATTAAGCCGGGTTCTGATTACTACTTTTATATCCGCAGTGTGAACACCGTTGGCAAATCGGCATTCGTGGAGGCCGTCGGTCGGGCGAGCGATGATGCGGAAGGTTACCTGGATTTTTTCAAAGGCGAGATAGGGAAAACCCATCTGGCTCAGGAGTTGTGGACGCAGATTGATAACGGTCAGCTTGCGCCTGACCTGGCTGAAATCAGGACGTCCATTACGGATGTCAGCAATGAAATCACACAGACCGTCAATAAGAAACTGGAAGACCAGAGTGCGGCAATTCAGCAGATACAGAAGGTTCAGGTTGATACAAATAATAACCTGAACAGCATGTGGGCAGTGAAGCTGCAACAGATGCAGGACGGACGCCTTTATATTGCGGGTATCGGGGCCGGTATTGAGAACACCCCCGACGGCATGCAGAGTCAGGTGCTGCTGCGGCAGACAGGATTGCGATGATTAATCCTGCAAATGGCAACACAAAGCCGATGTTTGTTGGTCAGGGTGATCAGATATTCATGAATGAAGTGTTCCTGAAATATCTGACGGCTCCCACCATTACCAGTGGCGGCAATCCTCCGGCATTTCCCTGACACCGGACGGAAAGCTGACCGCTAAAAATGCGGATATCAGTGGCAGTGTGAATGCGAACTCCGGGACGCTCAACAACGTCACGATTAACGAGAACTGCCGGGTTCTGGGAAAACTGTCCGCGAACCAGATTGAAGGCGATCTCGTTAAAACAGTGGGCAAAGCTTTCCCCCGGGACTCCCGTGCACCGGAACGGTGGCCATCAGGGACCATTACCGTCAGGATTTATGACGATCAGCCGTTTGACCGGCAGATTGTTATTCCGGCGGTGGCATTCAGCGGCGCTAAACATGAGAGAGAGCATACTGATATTTACTCCTCATGCCGTCTGATAGTGCGGAAAACGGTGCTGAATTTATAGCCGTACCGCGCTGGATAATACGCTGATTTACAGTGGCGTTATTGATATGCCTGCCGGTCACGGTCACATGACGCTGGAGTTTTCGGTATCAGCATGGCTGGTGAATAACTGGTATCCCACAGCAAGTATCAGCGATTTGCTGGTTGTGGTGATGAAGAAAGCCACAGCAGGTATCAGTATCAGCTGAATTTTATAACCCAGAACGGGCGTCAGAAATGACGCCTTTTTTTATTGCAGAAAAGCGAGAGGTAATTATGCGTAAACTTTATGCCGCCATTTTGTCCGCAGCCATTTGTCTGACCGTATCCGGTGCGCCTGCATGGGCGTCTGAGCAGCAGGCCACGCTGAGCGCGGGGTATCTTCATGCCCGGACGAACGCTCCCGGTAGCGATAATCTTAACGGGATTAACGTGAAATACCGTTATGAATTCACGGACACGCTGGGGCTGGTGACGTCATTCAGCTATGCAGGAGACAAGAATCGCCAGCTTACCCGTTACAGCGATACCCGCTGGCATGAAGATTCCGTGCGTAACCGCTGGTTCAGCGTAATGGCGGGGCCATCTGTGCGCGTGAATGAATGGTTCAGCGCGTATGCGATGGCGGGTGTGGCTTACAGCCGTGTGTCGACTTTCTCCGGGGATTATCTCCGCGTAACTGACAACAAGGGGAAAACGCACGACGTGCTGACCGGAAGTGATGACGGTCGCCACAGCAACACCTCTCTGGCGTGGGGGGCTGGCGTGCAGTTTAACCCGACCGAATCCGTGGCCATTGATATTGCTTATGAAGGCTCCGGCAGTGGTGACTGGCGCACTGACGGTTTCATCGTGGGTGTCGGTTATAAGTTCTGATTAGCCAGGTAACACAGTGTTATGACAGCCCGCCGGTTCAGGCGGGCTTTTTTGTGGGGTGAATATGGCAGTAAAGATTTCAGGTGTACTGAAAGACGGCACAGGAAAACCGGTAGAGAACTGCACCATTCAACTGAAAGCCAGACGGACCAGCAGCACGGTGGTGGTGAACACGGTGGCCTCTGAAAATCCGGATGAAGCCGGTCGTTACAGCATGGACGTTGAGTACGGTCAGTACAGCGTCATTCTGTTGGTGGAGGGATTCCCGCCGTCACATGCCGGGACCATCACCGTGTATGAAGATTCTCAACCCGGTACGCTGAATGATTTTCTCGGTGCCATGTCGGAGGATGACGTCCGGCCGGAGGCACTGCGTCGTTTTGAACTGATGGTGGAAGAGCGGCGCGTCACGCTGAGGAGGCGAAGAAGAATGCCGGAGAGGCGGAGACGTCCGCGAGGAATGCCGGCATATCAGCCAGTCAGGCAGAAGAGAGCGCTGCAAATGCTGACACTTCAGCAGGGGAGGCATCGGAGTCAGCCCGGCAGGCGGCAGAAAGTGCAGCCGCTGCAAAGCAGTCAGAGGAGGCGTCCTCGTCCTCGGCTTCTGCGGCCGCTCAAAAAGCCAGTGAGTCATCACAAAGTGCAGCAGAAGCTGAATTGTCAAGAAAGACGGCAGAAAGTGCAGCCGGTAATGCAGCCAGGGATGCAACGACCGCAACAGAAAAAGCCCGGGAGTCAGCAGAAAGCGCACAGTCAGCGGAACAAAGCAGGATAGCGGCGGAAGAAGCCGTAAACAGAATCCCCACCGTGGTGGGACCTCCCGGGCCAAAGGGGGAACAGGGGCCCGCGGGTCCTCAGGGGCCGAAGGGTGATAAGGGAGAGCGCGGTGACACCGGCCCTGTCGGGGCAACCGGCGAACGGGGACCGGCAGGTGATGCTGGTCCGGCAGGCCCGCAGGGGCCGAAAGGTGACATGGGAGAGCGGGGAGAGACCGGTCTGACGGGAAATGCAGGTCCACAGGGTCCAAAGGGAGATACCGGTGCGGCAGGCCCGGCAGGCCCACAGGGACCGAAAGGAGAAACAGGTGCGGCTGGCCCGGTGGGGGCAACCGGACCTCAGGGACCGAAGGGCGACCCGGGGGAGACACAAATCCGTTTTCGTCTGGGGCCGGCGAGCATTATTGAGACAAACAGCAATGGCTGGTTCCCGGGTACAGATGGTGCGCTCATCACCGGACTGACCTTTCTTGACCCCAAAGATGCCACACAGGTTCAGGGGCTGTTTCAGCATTTGCAGGTCAGGTTTGGTGACGGGCCGTGGCAGGATGTCAAGGGGCTGGATGAAGTGGGCAGTGATACAGGCAGAACAGGAGAATGACATGAACGTACTAAAAAAACTTATGCAGCGTCTGTGCGGTTGCGGAAAGCATGATGACCGTGAACACGGGGAGTTACTTACAGCACAGCTGCGACTGGGGCCGGCAGACATCCTGGAGTCAGATGAGAATGGCATTATCCCGGAGCAGGACAGGGTAATCACGCAGGTGGTGATACTGGATGCGGATAAAAAGCAGATACAGTGCGTGGTAAGACCGCTGCAAATCCTGCGTGCTGACGGGACGTGGGAAAATATTGGCGGGATGAAATAGCCGACAGTTTCACAAAAACCGGAGTCCGGCTCCGGTTTTTGTTGTCATGTATGGGGAATGTTTGTTATGAAGCCCAGAGGAAATATTTATCTGTATGAAGGAATATGGTAATGCCTGGATTAGTATCATATATATCATCGACCTCATTCGCGAATGAGATGGCGGAGATGCGTCAGCAGGTAATGGAAGGGCAGATTGGTGGATTTCTCCTGGGTGGGGAGAGAGTTAGAGTTTCTTATATACTAGATACAGGCCGTTTTTTAGCAGAAAGTGAAGGGCTGGGAGTGGTTTATGCAGAATTATTGAATATTGTTTTTAATGATGGAGTTGATGCGCTCAGAAACAGGATGTTAAGCGTGCTTCCTGGAATGGCGGCGCAACGACAAGAGAACTCTCTGCAGGCCAAAATATCGGAATGTACCTTTACTGTTGATATTGAAAAACTTCACTGTACTGGTGAGGTGCTTCAATGTCCAATTACACTGGAGCAGCCTGAAAAAGGTATTTTTGTGAAGAATTCAGATGGTTCAGATGTATGTACTTTATTTGATGCCGCTGCATTTTCTCGTTTGACTGGTGAAGGCTTACCCCACCCACTGACCCGGGAACCAATAACGGCATCAATAATTGTAAAACATGAAGAATGCGCATTTATGACGATACCAGAGGAAACTTCGTTATAAAGGGTAATTGAAATGAACATTACCCTTTATTTAATGAAACATCCTGCAAACTGATATGAATTACTGAATGAGGTTTTTATGCCTGTTACCACCTTAAGTATCCCAAGTATATCTCAATTATCTCCTGCAGGAGTGCAGTCTTTGCAGGATGCAGCCAGACTTGAAAGTGGAATAAGAATATCCATTGGTAGTGGCCAATATTCTGTTCACTATGTCCAACTACTGGATGGATTTTCAGTTGAACCGGTGAGAGGAGGCTTACTGGATAGGCTATTGGGGCGTGAGCATCGAATGGAGAGAAGGGCTGTGGCTCTGGAAAGGCAATTAAATGGAGGTGTCGATTTTTTAAGTAGTGTTAATAACTATTTTCAGAGTGTCATGGCAGAACACAGAGAAAATAAAACAAGTAATAAAATATTAATGGAAAAAATAAATTCTTGTGTATTTAGACCGGATTCTAATCACTTTTCTTGCCCGGAGTCATTTTTGACATGCCCGATAACGCTGGACACACCTGAGAATGGAGTGTTCATGAGAAACTCACGAGGTGCTGAGATATGCTCTCTATATGATAAGGACGCGTTAGTGCAACTTGTTGAAACTGGTGGAGCTCATCCTCTGAGTCGAGAACCTATAACAGAATCAATGATCATGAGAAAAGACGAATGTCACTTTGATTCAAAAAAAGAAGCCTTTGTTGCAAGTGATGCTTAATTTTTTCTGTTGGTGTGTTTTTATATTAATAGTTTATTATAATAGTGCCATGTAAGGATATATTGCCTGAACAATTATTCAGGCAATATTTTCCTTGCTTTATATGAAATATATAATATTTGGATCCTTAATTTCTAACCAAGGGGTCCCATGTTTTTATGTTATGATGCAGCCCATAATTTCGGGGGCTACATGCAAGAATATCTTTTTCTTCGGCGCCTGATTTGCGTAAAAACGTGGCTGCGCCAGAAGAACAATTACCTTGTGTTTCTGTGAATGGCGGTAACATTTTGTAAGTTGGTATGTTGTTGAGCATTGTTTTTATATTGGCAGCGGGAATTGATTTTTCTTCATGTAGTGGTGTCGGGATAAGTGTTCCATTTCTCTGAAGTACTTCATCTGAATATAATCGATGTAGCAACAAACTCTGTTTTGTCTCTATTAATGAGATTGAGTTGATATTGGGTAGGTAACGAATTGATAACTGACTGAGTTTTATGACATTTCCTGAATAAAGATACTCACCTAACTCTGAAAATTTCCTTCCTGTTATCTTATCTGTATCATCAGGACTAATATTTTCGAACATTCTTACGTCTCGCTCTCCTAAGTTTGGTTTTGCATTATCTTTTCCATTGTTTTTATATATCCACATCTCTTTTTTTTCTGAAGGAATCAAATATGTAAGTGATTTTACTTCATCTGTAATTTGTTTTTGTTGAATATTGCTATTGGTCTTTAGCCTGATTTCACTATACTTTTTATGAAAATCTTCAATGCATGTAAATTTTTGTCCTTGTAGTTTTATAACCGTTTCTTTTACATCGATTGAAAATTTATTTTGATTTCGCGCATTATTTAACTTTTTTAAAAATAAAGAGTCAATGTCTATGCGGGAGCGTTTATCATCACTGTTTATGGCATAGTATTGGGCTCCGCTCCTGCCTCCCATTCCTGGGGTCCCTGCAATAATAAATGAGTGACTTCTTGTATGTTTGCCATTGAGTAGAGCAAGGGGAGTTTTAGCTGTAGCCAACCATACGGGAACGGATTTTAAAGATATACCATGTTCTTTATGAACAATTCTTCTGGAGGCGGAGTTCGTCATTGTTGTTTCATTTGAAAGTTGTTGATGTTCTCTGAACAAATAGTAACATGATGATACAACTGATGATATTTTGGGCATAAACAGTCTCCTCTCTATATGTTTGTTATATGGTGATTAAATTATTGAAAATATGCTTCTTATATTGTATTTTTATTTTTAAATACTATTTTGTTGAAGGGGGTATATGGGGAATGCGCAAAAACATTGTTTTGCTATATTAAAATGACATGTCTCTTTTCTTATAATCATTTCTGGAGAAAAGGGTTCACGGCTGAATGGATGTAGGGCGTTGCGCCGAATAAGTTCAGTCAATGCTTTCTGATCATATAATGCACATATTTCTGAACTTAGAGCATTTCTGACAAAAACACCGGTTTCAGGAATATGTAGCGTTATCGGACAATTAAGATACTCCTCAGTACAGGAAAAGTCTTGTAAACTAACGGGAAATGCATTCAAATTTATTCGATCCAGTAGTGTTTTTATGACGCTTTCCTGCACAAGCGGGGCAGCGTGCCTCTGCTCCAGATATAAGCTGTATGCCTGCAGAAAAGTGTTACCTCCGTTAAGCTGTCTTGTCAGGCTGTCTGCGAGATGATGAGTCTCTCTTGCCCCAAGACGGTCCCTAAGTCCACCAGGAATAGGCTCTACACTAAAACCATCCATAAACTGGATATAATGAAGCCTCATATTACGGCTTCCTATGGTAATAGTGTCATTCTGATTGCTTCTTGCAATATGCCGTAAAGCCTCCAGCTCATTTTCCGGCAATACACTTCCATTAGAAAAATTTAATATGACAGGCATATTATTATCCTTTTCAACCCATTTTGTGAACTATATTGGTAACAAAAGTCAACATACCGATCATGATATGTAACTCAAACATTACAACTTCTAATAGAATGTTATTTGCATGTGTGTTTTTTCTGGCTACAATAAACACAAGTATGCAATCTTGTAAACATATTTTTATAAAAAGGAATTACCATGCCGATGAAGACTACAGGTACATCTTTCAGCTCTTTTGGTGTAAGTTGTCATAGAGAAAATTCCTTTCGGAACCCTTTCCGAGGGAAGAATGATGAGGTCATAAAATGTTCAATTGGAGAGCGGACTATTCGCTTTTCTGTTGACAAATTTAGCGGCAATATACTGGATACAGTGCGCAGGCAGAGTGCTAAAAATATTGATGGGTGGGTGAAAGATGAACAGATGGTATATCCATCAAGGGTGATCAATCAGGAGATTGATAATTACTGTCTTCAAAGAAATGAAAAAATTACTACTGAAGTGAAGCAAAGAGTCTTTTCTCTTGTGAGTCAAAAATATCAACTAAGTCTTGATATTAAGGCAGCACAAAGTTCTATTAATCATGTAATAATGGGGAATGCTTCTTTTGGCAAGAAAATAGATGCTCTTTGTGATGGTATGAGCCGGGATGTAAAAAATCGTACATCAGATAGCATAGCAAACTTGCTTGCGGACAAGTTTTACCAGAAACATATCGATTCGGATATTGATATTGTGAAACTACGAAATGAGATCCCAGATTATTTGAGGTTTGCTATACAGGCATAAGTCTCTGGGAGACAACTACGTCAGTATCATTGGTTTTGCTCTGGTAAAAAGAGACGCGGAAAAATGCACAACAGGCGCCATACGTCATGCATGGATTCAGATTGCTCATAATTTACCAGTACAGCTATCAATCATAAAGAAAACAGCGGTACGTCGTATGAAAGAACTTACCGCTGTTGACTGGTGAGCTTTTCGATAGTGCGAGGATTGAATGATTTCCAGCCGTTACCGATTTTACGTGTTTATTAGTGAACAAACCACTCGTCAGCAGACTCCCAGGTATCTTTCAGAGTCTCCTGAACAAATGTTTTTGCAGAATCTTTATCGGTGATGCGGGTAACTGAAAGGGCATCGTTGCTGGTTGCTTTTATGATCACCTCTACATCGTCATAACGCTTACTGATGCGTCTGGTTAATTCATCCTTTAACGCATCCACAGCACCGGTTGGCATTTTAGTCATTTTTTCTTTGGCTATGCAGATTTCAATACGCAT